GTGCCCGTTTTAATAATGACCCTCAGCGTCTTATGTCTTTTCTTGAGGATGATTCGAATCGTGATGAAGCTCGTAAGCTTGGTTTCCTTGCCGATCCGGTTAAGGCTTCTGAGCCAATGCGTGTTCAGGTTGTACCTGCTTCGGGTACTCCCGATGCAGGCGCTGCCGCAGGCTAACTAACCTGTCTATTGGTGAAAACCCCTACCCGCTTCGGCGGGTTTTTTGTTGTATAATTTTTATTGTGCGATGTTGCACAGTTTTTAGGAGAATTTTATGGCTAATGCTATTTTGTTGTCGGATGCTGAGCGTATGCTTGTTCGTAAGGGTCTTGAGGCTTTGGCTGCTCAAATGAAGCGTCAGTCTCGTTCTGCTTTGAATCCTGAAGTTGCCGCAATTTATGAGACTAATGCGGCTCAGGTTCAAATGCTTGTTACTAAATTTGCTTGATTGGAGTTTGTATGATGTTGCATATTGTTTCTGTTAAGGACACCGCTGCTGGTGCTTTCGGTCGTCCTATTTTTGTGCCTGCTGTGCCTGTTGCATTGCGTTCTTTTCGTGACGAAGTGAATCGTAAAGATTCTTCTGAGGATATGGCTCGTCATCCTGATGATTTCGAGCTTTATGAGATTGGCACTTTTGACGATGCTACTGGCATCGTTACTACTATCGAGCCTCGTTTGGTGGCTCGTGCTAAGGACTTGAAAGAGTCCGTTTAAGGTGGTATAACCACCGCTAGACCAGTTTTCTACTTGATGTAACTGGTCTAGGTGACACCTTTTTTTAAGGTGTCTTTCTTTGTCAAACTTTGGAGCTTTTATGAAACCTGTTTCTAGGTACGCGGTTAACAAGGGGAAATCTGCTAGGCGGTTTAATAGCAATACCCGCACGGTCGCTGCCGCTAACATCGGCAAGAATCCTATGCGTGGTGGCTGGCGTCTTTAATGCCTTGTTACCATCCCATGCCGGCTGTTCGCATGGTGGATGGCTCGGTAAAGTTTGTAAGTCGTTCTAAGAAGGGTGTAGATGGTTCGCTTGAGCTGCCCTGTGGTCAATGTATTGGATGTCGCCTTGAGCGCTCCAGGCAGTGGGCTATGCGTTGCCTCCACGAATCCTCGCTTTATGAAAATAACTCCTTCATTACACTTACCTATGATGATTCAAACCTTCCGGCTGGTGGTTCTTTAAATTATCCTGACTTTCAGCGTTTTATGAAGCGGCTGCGTAAGAACTCTAAACAATCTATCCGTTTTTATATGGGTGGTGAGTATGGCGAGTCCACTGCAAGGCCGCATTTTCATGCCTGTTTGTTTGGTTATGATTTTCCTGATAAGGTTTACTTTCGTAAGTCTTCTTCTGGTGAGAAGCTCTACACGTCTAAGTTTTTGGAATCATTGTGGCCGTATGGCCTATCGTCTATTGGTGATGTGACGTTCCAGTCTGCTGCGTATATTGCTCGCTACTGTGTTCAGAAGGTTACTGGTGATGCTGCTGACTTACATTACGCTTGTCCAGAGTTTGTTGATGAGGATGGCGTTATTCGTTCGTCTGTCGTTCCTGAGTTTAATCATATGTCTTTAAAGCCCGGTATTGGTGCTAGATGGTTGTCTAAATATCAGACTGATGTATTCCCTCGGGATTATGTTGTTATTAATGGTGTTAAGACTAAACCCCCTAAGTATTACGATGTTCTTTTTGAACGTGAAAATTCCGGTGTTTTTTCTGATTTGGTTGCTCAGCGTGAGCTTGATGCGTATGGCGGTTTCCTTAAGGGTGAACAGTCTTATGCTCGTCTTAATGTCAAAGAGCAGGTTAAAACTGCTCAATTAACCCAATTGAAAAGAGATTTTTTATGATGATGCATCGCAATCAGTCGGTGGACCCGCATAAGTTTGCTATGGTCCCTAAAGCGGATATTCCGCGTGCTTCTTTTACACGTCAATTTACTCATAAGACTACTTTTGACGCTGGCTTCCTTGTTCCTATTTATGTCGATGAAGTATTGCCTGGCGATACGTTTAATCTGAAGATGACTGGTTTTGCTCGTTTGGCAACGCCTATTCATCCTATTATGGATAATATGTATTTGGATACTTTTTTCTTTTTTGTACCTAATCGTTTGATTTGGGACAATTGGCAGAAGTTTATGGGTGAGCAAGCGAATCCCGGTGACTCTATTTCTTATGTTGTTCCTCAACAAGTTTCTCCTGCTGGTGGTTATGCAGTTGGTTCTTTGCAAGACTATATGGGTCTTCCTACTGTTGGTCAGTTGAATGCTGGCGCTACTGTATCCCATTGTGCTTTTTGGCCTCGTGCTTATAATTTGATTTGGAATGAATGGTTCAGAGATCAGAATATGCAAAATTCTGTACCTGTTCCTACTGGTGATGGTCCTGACCCTACTCCTGCTACTTCGTTTGCACTGCTACGTCGTGGTAAGCGTCATGATTACTTTACTAGTGCTTTGCCTTGGCCTCAGAAGGGTAATGCTGTAACTTTACCTTTGGGTACTTCTGCTCCTATTAGATATAATTCATCTGCTCAAATTGGGTTGCAGGTTCGTGATACTAATGGTGCTGCTCGTGATGTTTTGAGTGCATCTCCTGGTCAGCTTGTTTATACTTCTTCCGCACCTAATACGCCTACTAATGGACAGTTGTTTGCTGATTTGACTCAGGCTACTGCTGCTACTATTAACCAATTGCGTCAGAGTTTTCAGGTTCAGAAATTATTGGAAAGAGATGCTCGTGGCGGAACTCGATATACCGAAATTATTAGAGCGCACTTTGGCGTTATTTCTCCTGATGCTCGTTTGCAGCGTCCTGAGTATCTTGGCGGTGGTTCTACCCCTGTGGTTATTAATCCAGTTGCTCAAACATCTGGCACTGGTGTAACTGGTGGTGATACGCCTCTTGCTAATCTTGGTGCTATTGGTACTGCTTTGGCTCGTAATGGTTTTACACAATCATTTACTGAGCATGGTGTTATTATCGGTTTGGCATCTGTACGTGCTGATTTGACTTATCAGCAAGGTTTGGACCGTATGTGGTCCCGTTCTACTCGTTATGATTTTTACTTCCCTGCTTTTGCTATGCTTGGTGAGCAAGCTGTGTTGAACAAGGAAATTTTTGTAACTGGTAATAATACTCAAGATAATGCTGTATTTGGTTACCAAGAGCGTTGGGCTGAATATCGTTATAAGCCTTCTCAAATTTCCGGTCTGTTTAAGTCAACTTCCGCTGGCACTATTGATGTTTGGCATTTGGCTCAACGTTTTACTTCTTTGCCTACATTGAACAGTACATTTATTCAGGATAACCCTCCTGTTTCACGTGTTGTTGCTGTTGGTTCTGAAGCTAATGGTCAACAGTTTTTGTTTGATAGTTTTATTGATTGTAAGACTGCTCGACCAATGCCGTTGTATTCTGTGCCCGGTTTGATTGATCATTTCTGATTATGTCTCTTCTTGGTACTATTACAAGTATTGCAAAGCCGTTCGCGGCTTTGAATCCGATTATTCCGTTTGCTTCTGCTGCTGCTTCTTTGCTTGGTGGTGAACGGCGTAATGCGGCTCAAACTGATGCCGCTAATGCTCAAATGGCTTTTCAATCTGAGATGTCTGGTTCTTCTTATCAGCGTGCCGTTGCTGATATGAAGGCTGCTGGGTTAAATCCAATGTTGGCATATTCTCAAGGTGGTGCAAGTACACCTGTTGGTGCTATGCCTCAGATTGGTGATACTATTACACCTGCTATTCATTCAGGTGTTTCTGCTATGACTGGTCATGCTTCTGCTGAAGAAGCTTGGTCCAGGACTACTCTTAATACTGCTCAACTTGATGTTGTAGATCAGACTGTTGAACAGATGAAACAAGAGCTTGTTAATCTTAAGTCTGATGATGATCGTATTAAGGCTACTACAAAGATGCTTGGTGAGCAGGTTACATTGTTTCAGAAGCAGGGTAATTCTTATGAAGCTTCTATGAAAATGATGCAGGAAACTGCTAAGAAGCTTGTTCAAGAGACTAAATTGTTGAAACTTGATGTTCAGGCTGCTGAATCTTTAGGTAATATTGGTCGTGAATCTGGTCAGTTGAAGCCTATTGTTGAAGTTCTTATTAAATTGTTGACTGCACGTCGATGAAAGGAAATTTTATGTTTGTTCGTTCTGGTTATAATTATGATCGTGATGCTGTCTCTATTGAGACTGGTTTGTTTTGTGAAGATGAATCTCTGGCTTTGCAATCTGCTAAA